AACAGCCTGTTCCGCAAATCCTTTCCCGGCGGCCAGCTGGTGATGACCGGCGCCAACAGCGCGGTGGGGCTGCGATCCACGCCGGTCAGGTATCTGTTTCTGGACGAAGTGGACGGCTATCCCGGCGATGCCGATGGCGAGGGCGATCCCGTCGATCTGGCGATCCAGCGCACCACCACCTTCCGCGGGCGGCGCAAAATCTACATGGTCTCGACGCCGACGCTAAAAGGCCACTCCCGCATTGAGGCGGCATTTGAGGACAGTGACCGTCGTTATTTTCACGTCCCATGCCTGCATTGCGGTGACATGGCCCCGATCACGTGGGCGCGCATCCGATGGCCGGAGGGGCAGCGCGACGCTGCCTATATGATCTGCGATGCCTGCGGTGGCGTGCATCTTGAGCATGAAAAGCCTCGGCTTCTGGTCGCTGGCGAATGGCGCCCGACCGCGCTGGGCGATGGCCGCACGGCGGGGTTCCACCTTTCGTCGCTCTATTCTCCGTGGGAAACATGGGCCGAAATTGCACTGGATCATGCGCGCGTCGCCAAGGACCCGGCCCGCCTGCAGGTCTGGGTCAACACCAAGCTGGGCGAGTCGTGGGAGGACCAGGCGGGTGATACCGTCCCTGCCGATCCCCTGATGGCACGGCGTGAGGATTGGGGCCAAGATCTCGCCCCCGGCGTGGCCGCGCTGACGGCTGGCGTCGATGTGCAGGGCGACCGGATTGAGGTGCAAGTTGTCGGCTGGGGCCGAGATGAAGAGGCGTGGGTCATCGACTACCGCGTGCTGTGGGGCGACCCTTCCGGTCCACGCCTCTGGTCAGACCTCGACGGCGTGCTGAACGGCACCTATGGCGACCTGCCCGTGCGCGCCGCCGCCATCGACACCGGCGGTCACCACACCAAGATGGCCTACGAGTTCTGCCGCACCCGCCTTGCCCGCCGCATCTGGGCGATCAAGGGACGCGGCGGCCCCGGCATCCCAGTCTGGCCACGACGCCCAACCCGCACGAACAAGGGCAAGATTCCGCTGTTCATCGTCGGCGTCGATGCCGTGAAGGACGCCGTCTACGCCCGCCTGAAACTGACCGAACCCGGCCCCGGCGCGATCCACTTCCCCCGTCGCCTCGACGCCGACTACTTCCGCCAGTTGACCGCCGAACGCGTCGTCACTCGCTTTGAGAAGGGTCGCCCCATCCGCTCTTGGCAGCCCAAGCGTGATGGCGAACGCAACGAGGCACTGGACACCTTTGTGTACGCCCATGCGGCACTGCACGGGCTGATCAGCATGGGGATGCGGCTGAACGAAGAAGCGGAGGGGATGACAACGGGAAACAACCGCCCACAGCAGCGCGATACCGGAAAGCAAAGCTTGATAAGGTCCCGATGGATGGGATAGTCCATATCTTGTGCGGCTACCCCATGTGACCACTCATTCTTCGAACTTCCTACTACAAAAGAATTGGCTCCCTTTCATGCAGACCATGCAAAACACCATTTCGCCTCAGGTCGAAAATGGCCGCCAGTTTGCGGGAAAAAACCTAGGCGCGGTTTATACACCGGCCAGCCTTGCTGATTGGGTTGCGCGTCTCTTCATTGAAATGGGATCACTTCCCCCGAACGCGGTTGTTTGCGACCCTGCGTGTGGTGACGGCGAGCTGTTGCGTGCCGTGCATGCAAACATACCCAGCACGACGCTGCTCGGGATCGACGTAGATCGATCTGCAATCGATCTCGCTTTGAAGAAAAAGTTACAGGGGCGCTTTCTCTTTCAAAATTGCGATGCTCTAGGTTTTACGAACGAATTAAGCATCCCTTCTTGGGCCCAGATATTTGGCAAGAAGAATATCGACGGCGTGATCGCAAACCCTCCGTGGGGAGCTGACCTAAACGCATCGCGAGAGCAGCTTAGCGCTATTGGCTACAGCTTTGCCAAGGGTCAGTTCGACAGCTGGAATCTGTTTGTCGAAGCGACACTACACAACCTTCGTCCCTCTGGAACTGCCGCGTTCATTATCCCAGATTCAATTTTTTTGCCAGAACATGCACGCATGCGAGAGTGCCTGCACACCAGTACCCAGATAGCGTTTATCGCACGCCTTGGGGAAGGTTTCTTTCCTGACGTTTTCCGGGGCACGGCAATTGTCATTGTCAGAAAAACTCCTCCGGGAAACGACCATCAAGTTGAAACACTCCGACTCAACAGAGAAGATCGCTCCGCAGTGCTTTCTGGTAGAAAAAACCTAGAAGAGGTCAGGCGGGCAAAGTCACACCTCCTGCCCCAATCCAGATTTCAGAACGATCTGTTTGGACGCTGGGACATCGACAGTGCAATATCCGAAGACGCGCAAATTCACGCTTACACGACAAGGCGCTCTGACTGGACACAATGGCTATGCTCAGGGCGCGGAGTGGAACTGTCAAAGTTTGGACGTGTAGACGTTTGCCCGGCTTGCGATTTTGCACGACCCGCATCCAAAAAAGAAAACCTGACCTGCTCTAATTGCGGTCATACAGCTAGTTCACTCGAATTTCACAAGGCGCAAATTGTGAAAAATGAACTCGGGAATGCAGATGCCTTTCCCTTTCTTGTCGGAGAGGATGTTGGTCGTTACTTTGCTTCGCCCAGTCGTTATATTGAAAAATCTGTTAGCGGCATAAACTACAAGTCCCAAGAGGTTTACAGCCGCCGAAGGCTCCTGATCAGAAAGACTGGTGTTGGAATAAAAGCTGCCATCGTCAACCAGCCAAGCATGACAAATCAAGTCGTTTTTCACTACTTTGAGAATCCCGCAATAGACGTGCCCTCCTTTTTCCTTTCCTATTGTTTAGGTGTCTTGGGGTCGCGCACTCTTCTTGCGTATCATCTCCGGACAAATGGCGACAATGAATGGCGGTCACATCCCTACATAACGCAGAAGGTTATATCTGGGTTGCCAATTCCGCTACCACTACATGGAACCGAAAGCTGGAAGCAGGCGAAGGCGATTGCGGCCCTAGTGGACTCTGCTCTAGCAAAGGGTAAGCTGGCAGTGAATCTTGATGTGAAAATTGAAGGGCTTGTTGCGGCTCAGTTTGGCTTCGACGAAAGCTCTTATTCGTGGGTTGAGAGCGTTCTCGACCAAGCAGAGTCGCTTGAACCGATCCGCGCATTGCAGCTAGCTGGTCGTTCGCGCGTCATTCCACGGTGGGTCGACTGAATGTCTTATCGCTACATCGGGAATAAATCGCGTCTCCTACGTCCTCTTGTCGAACGCATACGCGGGATAGTGCCTGAGGGTGCCGTTGTCGCGGATCTCATGTGTGGCACTGCAAGTGTATCCGAAGCCCTGCGGGTGGCAGGCTATCGCGTGATCGCTTCTGATATGATGTCGTATTCATTCCACCACGCTTGCGTTCGGCTTAAGCTCGACCGCCCCCCAACATTCGCCGCTGTCTCTCAGAATGGCTACCTCGGAGTACTTAATCAACTGGAGTCGCTCCCTGGCGCGCATGGTCTTTTCTTCCGCGAATACTCTCCCGAGGGCCAACCCAATAATGGCGAACGGCCACGGAAGTATTTTTCACCGGCAAACGCGGCAGCAATCGATGCTATAACTCAACAATTAAATGAGTGGCGCGACCTCGGGAAAATTACTGACCTCGAAAATTCCCTTCTGCGGCATGACTTGGTACTAGCGTCTAATCGCGTCGCAAATATTGCTGGTACCTACGGACACTATCGCTCTACCTGGAGCAATTCCTCCCTAGCCCAGCTTTCGTTGCGCCCTTCGACGTTTTTGTGGGGCATATCCACTGATCATCTCGTATATCAAGGCCAAGCCGAGGATATTGCGCCATCAATTGCGGCAGATCTTTGCTATATTGATCCACCCTATATGAAGCGGCAGTATGCGGCTAACTACCATATTATTGAAACAGTCGCTCGGGGTGACGCCCCAGAGGCCGTTGGTGTGAGTGGGTTGAGGCCATGGCGTGATCAGTATTCTGATTTTTGCTCGAAGGTCCGCGTGCGGGACTCGTTTAGAAAAATTATTGGCGGAATGCAGTGCCAAACCTTTTTGATTAGCTACAGCGAAGATGGTCTTCTGAGCAAGGAGGAACTAATACAGCTTTTTTCAGAGCATGGACACGTTGAATTTGAGTGCCTGATACATCAACGGTTCAAGAGCAATGTCGGTGGCGAGGGCGGGACGGTCGAGGAGTATCTCTTTAAAATAACCAAGTAGGCTTCATTCAACATCGATGATCGTTGCAACATGGTCAGACCGCCACCGGATCACATGCGCTTCGCCATTGATCTCAATTGCAAGCTCATTACCTGATATATTTGCAAGATCTAGGCCCGTCACTTCGGCATAGTGCAGCATCCGGTGAATGTGGGCACTTACGACAACTAGATTCCCAGGTGCATCGGCTCCGCCTAGACCAAGCGGTATGAGGTGATGGACCTCAAGATAAGGCTTACCATCTGCTTTCTTAAAAGCGAACTTGGATCCTGTGATTTGACACTCTCCGTACAATTCTTTGAGTGATCGGGCTGCCTTCTGGTTTCTGTCTCGGATTTTAGTGATCACCTCTTTGACGGCCGGGGCAGCGGCACTGTAGTCGGCATCAAAAAGTGCGCTTGCTGCTTCCGCCTCAGTCATTTCTCGGAACTTGAGCTGCTTCTTCGATGGATCCTTTGGCGAGACTGTTCCAGAAGCGGATGCCGTACCGGAGGGTCCTGACCCAGTCGGCGGCGGGCCAAAAATCAAGGGGCCGGAAGGCGTTGTCCCCGAGGTGTTAACTGTCGCTCCGGAAGCAATGAATGGCCAATGCAGATTTGTCTCGTCAAAGTCCAAAGCGTTCGAAAACCGAATAATACCATCATCATCGGCAAACAGTGGGTCGAGAACACCAGGGATTGACCAGGCCAATGGCCGATCTTGTTCTCTCATCCATCCCGCCCAGTACGTTCCATCCGTTGCACGAATAATGAAAACCACAAGACCTTTAATGAGCGCTGCTATTTGAGGATCAGAGGAACTTGCAAGGGTGCCATTGGGACTCGGAAACCCAGTCTTTTCCGGGTGCCACGCATGTACTCTGTTGGACTTCCGGCTCGCTAGCTTTTGCTCACGAATGCTAACCGTCGTGCCGCGTCGTTGACTTATTTTGAGTGATTGCTCGGTAAGCAAACTCAGACTCTGAACTTTGAATGTCCACTGAGGAAAATCTTGGGCCATCAACTTCGGGGTGATGCCAACAAAGAAACTGGACCAATCAGCTAAAGAAACACCGCTTGTATCCACATCGATGTAGGACTGACCGCCGCCCCCCGGTTCTGCGCCGCGTTCTTTATAGATATTGAAAAAATCTGCCGACGTAATGCGCCGGAACACAAGCATAGATGCCTTCTTCAATTGGCCCTCACCCTGCTCAATATCTTTCGAGCGTTGTTATCGTTGCACCACTAGCTGGAAATCAGGATATCAGATCGGAACTACACTTCACAATGGGTCATTCCAAAACATTCCCAATAGCTTGCTCGCCCCCTGGCATGCGACTCTCCCCGCATGCGCAACTTGCTCCACCGCCTGTTCGGTCACCCCTCCACCCGTGCGTTTGACGCTGCGGGTGGTGGTCGGCGTTGGGAAGGTGCGCGGACGGTCGATGGACTAAACACCGCGATCCTATCAGGCGCAACAACGGCTGCGCGGCGGGCCGGGTGGTATGCACGGAACAATCCTTGGGTATCGGCGGCGGTCGACAGCCTAGTGGGCAATGTCGTCGGTGCCGGTATCAAGCCTCAATCCACCCATCCCGACCGGGCCGTACGCGAGCGATTGCAAGTGCTCTGGCTGCGTTGGACGGACCATGCCGATCCGGGCGGGCTTGCCGATTTCTACGGGCTGCAGGCAATGGCCGTGCGCGCGATGGTGGAGGGCGGCGAGAGTTTCGCACGGCTGCGGGTCGTGTCTGATACGTCTGGCGTTCCGCTGCATATAGAGCTGCTGGATCGCGATCAGGTGCCGCTGGACCTGCACCGCGATATTGGCGGTGGTGCACGCATCCGGGCGGGTATTGAGTTCAATGGCGCGGGCCGGCGCACGGCGTATTGGGTTTCGCACGACCGGCCTGGCGATCCATTGGCGTCGCTGCGGCTGGAGCCGCTGCGCATTCCCGCCACTGATTGCCTGCATCTGTTCAAGCCACTCGCCGCAGGCCAGCTGCGCGGGATCACCTGGCTAGCGCCGGTTTTGCTGCGCCTGCACGAACTCGACCAGTTTGAGGACGCGGCACTGGTCAAGGCCAAGGTTGCGGCGCTGTTCACGGGCTTCATCACCGATCCCGATGGCACGGCAGGTGGCCTAACAGGCACCAATACTGGCGGCGCGCTGACTGTGGGCATGGAACCCGGCAGCTTGATCCCCTTGCCGCCCGGCACCGATATCCGCTTTTCCAACCCGACAGAGAGCGATGCTTACGGCCCCTTCGTGAAGAACCATCTCCGCGCCGTGGCCGCAGGGATGGGCCTCCCCTACGAACTGGTCTCGGGCGATCTGGAGGGCGTGACCTATTCTTCCATCCGCGCTGGGCTGATCGAGTTTCGCCGCCGGGTGGAGCAGTTGCAGCACAACGTCGTCGTCCATCTGTTCTGCCGCCCGGTCTGGGAACGCTTCGTGCGGCTGGCGGTATTGTCTGGCGATCTACCCGCCCGCGATTTCGACCGCGACCCTGCGGCGTATCTCGCCTGCGAATGGCTACCGCCCAAGTTCGATTATGTCGATCCCAAGAAGGATGTAGAGGCCGAGATCCTAGCCATCAACGCCGGTCTCAAAAGCCGCCGCCAGGCGATTTCCGAACGAGGCTACGACGCCGAACAGATCGATGCCGAGATTGCCGCTGACAAGGCACGGACCGATGCGCTGGGCCTGAGCTTCGCTGCACCATCTGCTGCCAAGGAGGACATTCCCAATGAATGACACCGTCACCCTGCTGAACCGCCGCGCCGACCTGGCCCCGGCCAGTGCCGATCGGGACGCCCGCACCGTCGAGGTGATCTGGTCCACAGGTGCGCCCGTGCGCCGCCGCGACATGGCTGGTCAATACATCGAACGCCTCAGCCTCGCGCCCGAAGCCGTGGACCTGACCCGCCTGCAAGGTGCCAGCGTGCTGGATTCCCACCGCCAATCCGCCGTTCGTGATGTGCTGGGCAGCGTGCAATCCGCCGCTGTTGATGGCCAGCGCGGCACAGCGCTGATCCGGTTCTCGGCCCGGCCCGAGGTGGAACCGCTCTGGCAGGACGTTCTGTCGGGCATCCTGCGCCATGTTTCGGTCGGCTATTTGGTCGAAGAATGGGCTGAGACCACCGAGAACGGAGCACGGGTGCTAACCGCCACACGCTGGACGCCCCACGAAATTTCCCTTGTCCCCACCCCGGCTGACCCGGGGGCCCACATCCGCATGGAGACCGATATGCCCGACACCATCAATACGACCACCACCCCTGCCCCGCCCGAGACGCAGACCCGCGCCACGGTCAACACCGAGATCAGGTCCATCGCCCGCATCGCCGGGCTAGACCAAACTTGGATCGATGGCCAGATCGACACTGCTGCCGATGCCGACGCCGCCCGCCGCGCGGCCTTCGAGGCGCTGGCCAGCCGCAGCGCGCCCACGATCCGCACCGAACAGGTTCGCGTCGAGATGGGTGACAGCCAGGACGATCCGGCCCTGCGCACCCGCCAGATGGGCGAGGCCCTGTATGCAAGGATCAACCCGCGCCACAAGCTTTCCGAACCGGCCCGCCGCTATGCCTATGCAACGCCGGTGGACATGGCCAAGGAACTGCTGACGCTGCGTGGCGAATCCACTTTGGCACTATCGCCCGCGACGCTCGTCACCCGGGCGCTGCACACGACTTCAGATTTTCCCATCATCCTCGGGGATACGGTGGGCCGCGTGCTCCGCGATGCGTATCAGGCCGCGCCTTCCGGCATCCGCCGCCTCGGCCGACAGACATCCGCGCGGGATTTTCGGGCGGTGAACAAGATCATGCTGGGCGAAGCCCCTCTACTGGAAAAGCTCAACGAGCACGGCGAGATCAAGGCCGGGACGATGGCCGAGGCGCGAGAGGCCTACAAAATCGAGACGTGGGCGCGCAAGATCGGCATCACCCGTCAAGTGCTGGTGAACGATGACCTTGGGGCCTTTTCGGACCTCGCCCGCCGCATGGGCCAGGGGGCCGCCGAAACGGAGGCCCGGATCCTCGTCACCCTGCTGGAGGCCAACAGCGGCAACGGCCCAACCCTGTCGGACACCAAGGCGCTTTTCCATGTCGACCATGGCAACAAGGCGGGTTCTGGCGCGGTGATTTCCGACGCCACCCTGTCCGCCGCGAGGCTGGCGCTGCGCACCCAGAAGGGCCTCGACGGGCGCGTCATCCGGGTAACGCCAAAGAACCTGCTGGTCCCGCCCGCGCTGGAGACCGTGGCGGAGAAGTGGCTGGCCACCATCGCACCCGCCACCGCCGCCGACGTGAACCCCTTCTCGGGCGCAATGTCGCTGGTGGTGGAGCCTCGCCTCTCGTCAGCCACTCGCTGGTATGTCACCGCAGATCCCGGCGAGATCGACGGCCTCGAGTTCGCATACCTCTCGGGCAACGAAGGCCCGCAGGTGGAAAGCCGCTCCGGCTGGGACGTTGACGGAGTGGAAATCCGGGTGATCTTGGACTTCGGCGCAGGGTTCATCGACCATCGCGGCTGGTTCCAGAACGTAGGGACATAAGCATGGCCGACCTCGCCCAACTCACCGCCTGGCGCGACACCCTGATGGCCGCCCGCTATCAGGGTGTCCGCACCGTCGAATACGACGGCAAACGGATCACCTACGCCACCGATGCAGAAATGGCAGCGGCACTGGGCGACCTCAACCGACAGATCACCAGATCCACGGCACGCATCGCCGTGGTCCGCATCCAATCCTCGAAAGGGCTCTGAACCATGAAGACCTACATCCAGAACGGCCACGTCATCACCGTGCCCACTCCCGCAGGCGGCATCGCGTCTGGAGAGGGGATGATCGTCGG